GTTACGGTTACCGTTGGAGAGAATCCATCTGCCCCATCTTTTCCATCCGTTCCATTCACGCCATCTTTTCCGGGCGTTCCGGTGTCACCTTTTTCACCCTTTTCTCCTGTTTCGCCAGCTTCGCCCTTTTCACCACGTTCGCCCTTTTCACCACGTTCGCCTTTTTCTCCGGGTTCGCCTTTCGCTCCGGTATCACCTTTTTGTCCCTTTAAGGATGTCAGCCAGTCTGCTTCTGTTCCGGTAAATCCGTTCTGCAAGGCGATTTCATAGGCAGATTTTCCGTCTGCTCCATGGCTGCCCGTGTCGCCCTTGTCACCCTTTTCACCATTGTGCAGTTCGGCGGTGGTTGTACCGGTTGCATCTGTCACGGAGATGGTTGCACCTGTTTCCGTTTCTGTCACGGTTACCGCTGGGGAGATGCCATCTTTCCCGTTTTGTAGTCCGGCAGCTTTTTTCTCCAGTTCTTGTAATAGCTGAGCGTATAAGTCAGGAGTTGGGGGAATGGGTGTCACACTGTCAGAAACAAATCCAGAAGGTTTGATATGGAGAGAAACCGGAATGGTCGTTGCACGGAGAGCTTTCGTGTCGGAAGGAGCATACCCGAACACACTCAGTTTCATCGTACCGGCTTTGCATTCAGAGGGGAGCAGGCAGGATTTTCCATCCGTTCCTAAAATCAGATTGTAGGTTTCGCAACACTGCGTAATCTGTACAACTTTATGCAGTCCTTCCCACGCTCCATCAAATACAAAGTGCAGCGGTACAAAGGCAATCTGATCCGCTGCAATGGCATCTCGTTCCAGCAGTTCTATTCGCTGTTTCTGCACGAAAAATTTCATCATGCGGTTTCCTCCTTCCACACGTTATTTTCACTATCCCAAACAAAAGCCCCGTTTACACAATTGATTCGCTGTAAATAGCCGTTATGATAGTTATTCTTTGCATCCGATGTCATCCAGTTGGTGGGTTTTGTAATGGCGTTCCACTGTTCTTTTGTGCCTTCATAAGTGATGACTTTTAGGCTCTCGCAGTACGTCAGCATATTAGAGCCGAATGTCTTGCAATTTATAGAAATCGTAAGAGATTCTAACGCCGTGCACTGTACAAACATAAAAGAGCCCAGCACACTACTTTCTGCACGAACCGTTTTCAGTTTTGTGCATGTAGAAAGCAGATAATCTTCAATTACAGATACACGGGCGGGAATGACGAGTTCTGTAATATTCGTTTGCCGCAGAGCATTTCCGCCAAGTTTTTGTATGCCTGCCGGGAGAGTCAGTTCGGTTAGCCCCCCATAAGATTGGAATCCGCCGGAGCCTTGTGCAAAAATGCGGTATCCCAACTCGGTCAACGTTGAAGGAAGTGAAATCGTCTGCATATTCTGGCAGCGGTAAAAAAGGGCGTTTCCCAACTTCGTAATGCCTTCTTGTACAATTACAGATTTGATTTCTGGCATATTGTAAAATACAGATTTTGGTGTGCTTTCGTCGCTGTAATCATATGTTGCACCAGAGCCTTGCAGCAAAACATGACCGTCTGCATAGCGGATATAATAGACATCTTCACCGCACTGCCCAGCTGCAACTACATCAGAAGTAAAGGCTTTTAGCTTTTCTTCCAGTTCGGCAATCTTGCTATCCTGTGCATCTTCCCGTGCTTTTAATGCATCCATGTCTGCTTTTAGCTGTGTCATTTTTATCAACATCTCTGTGACTTTGCACTTGCCAAGGATGCAGCGGCAATAACCGCACAACTCCTCATCGTCCCGGCAGTCTGTAATGTTGGATGCGGTAATTCCACTTGAACCGCCATTGACTCGCACCTGACAGAGGGTCAGTGTGGTTTTCGTGTCATTGTTGCTGAAAGACGGGATAAACGGGGCAACGGCTGGCGTACCTGCAAGCACCTCGATTTGCACGCTCCGCACAGATTCTTGCGTGTCGCAGGAAATCCCGACAGTGACATACCGAGGCAGGGAACTATCTGCATACTGCGACAAGTCTAAGATATAACCGTTGTCGTTTTGGAAATAGTGTCCCTGAATCCAAGCTTTGCCGCTGCCAATCCGAAGCTGGAAACCACCTGCTGGTGTAATCGAAAAACATTCGCCGTAAGTGTCCTGAATCCCGTCACAAATGATACTGGATAGATAACTGGTAAAATGTTCCGCTGTATAAACCCGGTCTAAGTTTTTTGCATTGAAAAAACCGTATGAAAAAGCCATACTCATCCCTCCTGAAAAGTAGGTGTCAAACTCCTGCCGTTTTGGTCAAAACTCTCGATCATGCCGATTAGTCGGATGCGATTTTGCGACAAACCAAAACGGGTTTGCTGTACCGTCACCCAGTCGCCGACCTGATAATCCTGCGGATACTGCTCTTGCGGTGCGGTTGCGGTGATGCTGGATTCGCTGATTTCTTCCACTGAGGACAAGTTTTCCCGTCCTCGTTCTTCCAGCATTTTCAAGTATTCGTCCTCTGGGATGGTGACGGATTCTCCTGCATCATTTTGTGTTTCTTCGGACAGGTCACGAGCGTCCACATAGACCTCATACCGTTCCCAGCGTGTCGGCTCTGGGTCGAGGGTGCAAAATGCACGTTTACGAGCCTCACCCTCGCCAGCCCCTAACGTGTAAGCTGCATTTTGCTGTGCTGCTGCGTTTCTGAGATAGTCAAAGGTTAGCAAATTGTGGAACGCATCCGAAAAAATCACATGCGGATAGGTGCCTTGTAAAATGCTGCGGTCAACACCCTCCGACAGGGTAAACACCATTTGATAATTGCGGCTGTTTGGTTTTGTTTCAACGAGGGAGATGTTCGCCGTTCCGCCGACCAATTCACAAATTTTATAAATCCACTCCATCAGGTTTGCATAGCTGATTTGCAAGTGGGTTTCTTGCTTCCAGCAGTCGCCAGTGATTTCGCCGAGCTGCAAGCCCGGAAGAAAACGCTCGTTTTGCTGCAAACAATTTTTCTGAATTGCGGTGTGTATAATCTCACCATAGCTGGTCTGCTCTTTGATTACCATCGTTGGATAGATAATGCGACGAGACAACAAAATCATGAGAAAATGACCGCTTACAGTCAGATAATCGCCGTTTTCCGCATCCGTTTGAATCCGGACAGACTCAATCAATCCATAGTGTTCCGTATCGTCTTTTCTGCCGACTAAGCGACCTGTTTGAAAGACAGCAACGGTTTCCGGCGTAGCAGCAATATACAATTCAAACTGCCCGCATTGAAAATATTCGATGTCCCAAAGGAAACTTGAGAACGCATCGCAGACCGCCTCTAAGGTGATAGATACCGTGTTTTCGGCGGCGGTCATTTGATAAACCTCAATTAGCATAAATTTACACTCCTAAGTACGCATCTGTGTGCTGGATGGTTGCGGTGATGTATTTTGGTGCACTCAACCGATACCGGTTTAACCCCTTGCGGAGCGTGAACCACGTTGAACCAGAGGTCATGCAGTTGATGATGTTGGTTGTTACACCATCTCGCACCAGCGTAACCGACTTTTGCCCTTGTTTGGTATTGATGATGATTTTGTCGCCGGGTAAGATGTCCAATCGCAGCTGGAAATAGGTTGATGTATCGTCATCATACAATGCAACTGCTGTTGTAACGGGATTCGGAACATCCTCGCCAGAGGCGGCTTCTAAGGTAATCAGGATTCCTACTTCTTCGCCAGAATTGAAGATGGACAAAGTTTTGTCTGTGCTGTAAACGCCCAACGGAAACGGTTCATCGCTTTCCGGAAAGGGAAAGTGAAACGCTCCAAATACGGATTGACTGTATGCATAGATGGGCTGCATGCTGTACCAGTAGGGGTCTGGGCAAATGATACTGATTTGCCCGTTGACCAACTCGCTGAAATTGGTCACGGTGCAGCTCTCGACATACCCCTCTGTGTAAACATCAATCCCGACTGTGCGGTAATACACCTTGAGATATTGAGCGGTTTTCACAACCCGATAGAGGGCGTGGCGGTTTAATTCGATGTTGCTGCCGTAGCCTCGCATCTCAAATGACAACACTAAATTTCGCTTCTCGACAAAGGCGTTATTCAGATAGCTGCCGTTCATGCCCGCATAGGAAGATGTGGAAATCGTCCCAGCAGGGGGATACAATCCGTCAATCTTAGAAATCATGTACTTATTTGCGGTGGCAGTCATGTTGATGCGGTCACCAGCTGCATTTTCGATGATAAGCGTAAATCGCATAAAACACCTCACACATTGATTGCGTTTCTCGTTTGCCGGTAGATTTCCAGTCGAGTGAGAGCCTTTGGACTGTTGTTGGTCTGGTTGATGGTGCGGCTGTTGTCGTTGTTGATAACAGTCGTTGTTGCTCCGGCAGAGCCTTGCTCGCTTTTTAAAGCATCCATCTGCAAGTTACCCTGCATAGACACGGAAATCCCATCTGCTACCGCAGCGACTGCTTGCGTTACAATCTTTTTGCTTTTATTGATTCCGTCAGCCAGCCCTTGCATAAAGTCCGGCATCCAGCTTTCATAATCTGTCAGAGGACCTTTATCCGGCACAGAAAAGTGCAGGAAATCCCGAATGATATCGGCAACATTGGTGACACAATCCGCCAGCCAGCCGATAGCACTTTGAATACCATCAATAATGCCCCAGATAATATCGCTGCCCCAGTTCCACGCATCAGAAGCCAGTCCTCTTATCCAGTTAATTGCACCGTTAAGTCCGTTTTCGATGGTTGTTCGGATGTCGCCGATTTTGTCAGAAATTCCGTCGTGTATACCGTCCCAAATATCGGAAATCTTATTTTTAATCTGGCTCATAAGATTGGAGATACTGTCATAGATGTTTTCCCATGCGTTGGATACATTTGTTTTAATTCCATTTACAACAGACGATATTTTATCCGAGATGCTGTCCCAAATGCTGGAAAAAGTGTTTCGGATGCTATCCATAACAGAAGAAATCGTCCCAGAAATAGAACTCCAAATCCGCTCAATGAGGGAACGGATTGCATTGGATACCGCATCAATCTGCGACCGAATAGCCTCCCAAATGTTTGTAAACGTTGTTTGTAGAGCAGTTAAGAGTGGCTCTAAAAAATCTTTTATTCCATTCCAAATGGTTTCGACAAGATTTTTTATAAACTCCAGCTTTTCTTGTACTTTATCGCTGATAGCCGTCCAGATTTCAGAAAAGAAGTCCCGAATACTTTCTAAAATTGGTGTGATAAAATCAACAATGCCATTCCAAATAGCACTAATTTTTTCGGAAATCCAGTCCATAACTCTTCCAACGACAATTTGAATCGCTTCAAAAATCGTTTCGAACAAATACCCGAAAGCGTTAATCAACGGTTCTAATGTTGTATAGATAGTTGTCCACACAGTTGTAATCACTGTATATATCGTATTAAATACAGTGTATACTACTGTATAAATTGCATTAAAAATTGTGCTAAAAAATGTATAAATGCCCTGCCAGATTGTTGTTACAAACGTCTGGATTGCGGTAAAAATGTTGGTTACTGTTGTTTGAATTGTGGTCAGAACGTTGGTAACAGTTGTAGAAATGGAAGTCCAGATGTTGGAGAAGAACGTCTTGATGTTGGTCAGTGTATTGGAGAAGAACGTCTGAATATTTGTCCAAGTGTTTGTGAAAAACGTTTTTACAGATGTCCAGACAGTTTCCCAATCTGTACCAAACCACCCCAGCACCACATCTGCAATGCCTTTCAGGGTATTCATAATGTTGCGGAACGTGTTGACAATAAAGTCCCAAATAGATGTAAAAATCCCTTTGATTCCATTCCAGCACTGCTCCCAATCGCCAGTAAACAGACCAATCAGAACGTCCAGCAATCCCAGAAGAATGCCGGTAAATTCGGAAAAGACATTGGAGATATTCTGAAAAGCACCCTCGAAAATAGGAGCTAACAGATTGCACAGCCCATCCCACGCCGCTTTTACAACCTCACCAAAATCATCAAAA